GATGCAATAAAAGTAGCATACCAAAGTCATATGATTGATTATGAAAATATGGTTGAATATCCAGGTTTAAATCAATTACATACCGATAAACTTTCAACTAGGTATTCATATTTTAATAATGCTTTACCAGAAAAAAAGATATTTCATTCTGATGATCAAACTTTTTTTAACAAAACTCTTAAGGGCCGTGATCAACATCCTGATATTTTGGGACATCTTGGTCATGTAAAACAAATATATAATGATCTAGGTTGGAAACTAAAAAATGAAACTATAGATTATTATAGTATAATGCAAGAACGACTCGCTATTCGTTTGCGCTGCTGCCCTAGCTTTGATAAAATTCAAGAAGTAATTGGAAAAATCTATCCACCGGATACATTTTAAATAAATAATAAACTACGTATATTATAGGAGTTTTAAATGAAGGTTGGTTTTATAGGCATCGGCAAACTTGGATTGCCTTGTGCAGAAGCAATTGCACAAAAAGGGCACGAAGTTGAAGGGTATGATGTTGCAAAAGTTACAAGTGACGATATTACAGTTGTTGATACAGTAAAAGATGTTGTAGCAAATAAAGAAATTGTATTTGTAGCAGTTCCTACACCACACGATCCTGCATATGACGGCAGATCTCCTACAGCCCACCTTAGTCCAAAAGATTTTTCTTACGATATTGTAAAGAAAGTTCTAACACAAGCTAATGAACATATGAATAAAGACCAGTTACTTGTACTTATTAGTACAGTATTGCCTGGTACAGTTAGGAGTCAGTTAGTTGAACTTACAAACAATAGTCGCTTTATATATAATCCTTATCTTATTGCAATGGGCTCAGTGGCATGGGATATGGTAAATCCGGAAATGGTAATGATTGGTACAGAAGATGGCACCGAAACAGGTGATGCAAAAGATCTTGTAGACTTTTATAAAACTATAATGGAAAACAATCCTCGATATGTTATTGGGACATGGGACGAATGCGAATGTATTAAAGTGTTTTATAACACATTTATTAGTACAAAAATTGGTCTTGTTAACATGATACAAGATGTTGCACAACGGCAAGGTAACATTAATGTAGACGTTGTAACTAAAGCTCTTGCAGATAGTACTATGCGTATTATGGGTCCACAGTATATGACAGCTGGTATGGGCGACGGAGGAGGCTGTCATCCAAGAGATAACATTGCACTACGTTATATGGCACAAGAACTTAACTTAGGTTACGATATTTTCGATGCAATAATGAATGCAAGGGAAATACAAGCAAAAAATGTTGCATTAGAACTTGTAAAATATGCAGAAGAAACAAATATGCCAATCTTTATTCATGGTAAAGCATACAAGCCTGGTGTAGAATATTGTGACGGTAGCTATAGTTTACTAGTAGGACATTATGTTGAACAACAAGGACATCGTGTTACGTATATTGACCCTCTTACAGGTGATGATGTAGAGTTAGGTATGCCTGGCATTATATTACTTGCACACAGTGCAAGTACAACTTACAAGTATATGCAAGAAGAAGGCGACAGTACTGATAAATTGTATTGCAAAATTCCATCTAATAGTATCGTAGTAGATCCGTGGAGGAACTTTAGTTCCGATACATCTAAAGTAATACACTACGGTAACACAAGATATGGATAATTATGTACGACATTGTATTCATAAGTTATCAAGAGCCTAATGCAGATGAAAACTATGCTGCACTAAAAGCACGATTTCCTATGGCTAAACGTGTACACGGAGTTAAAGGAATACACCAAGCACACATAAAGGCAGCAAAGAAATGCTTTACTAAGATGTTTTGGATTGTAGATGCAGATGCACTTATACTAGACGATTTTAACTTTGATTACAAAGTACCGGAACATCAGTTGGATCATGTACACGTATGGAGAGCAAAAAATCCTATTAATGGTCTTAAATATGGATACGGCGGCGTAAAATTATTTCCAAGACAACTAACTGTTAAAATGGATACAACAAAACCAGATATGACTACAAGCATAAGTGAACATTTTATTGCTGTAGATGAAGTTGCAAATACTACGGCATTTAACACAAGTCCATTTGAAACATGGAAAGGTGCATTTAGAGAATGTGCTAAACTAAGCAGTAAGACAATTACGAGACAAAACAATGAAGAAACCGAAAGTAGACTTGAAACATGGTGTACAAAGGGATCTGAGGAACGCTATGGCAGCTACGCTCTTAATGGTGCTAATGCTGGCAGGAAGTTTGGGATTTCTAATAGGAGCAATATTGATCTTATAAATGATTTTGATTGGCTAAGGGAACAGTTTGATGCAGAATAGTTACGACAAAATACCATGGACTGATATAACTAATTTTGGACAGCAAACCATGCTTAAGAGCCATCTTTTTACAGTCTCATGGATATTGGCTAGATTTTGTAATTATTCATGCAGTTATTGCTGGCCATACGCTAGATCTAGTACCCCGGATCACCAAGATTTAGAAATTTACTTAAAGGCCTTAGATAGTATCAAAGCACAAGCTCGTGCAAACGGCTTTACAGACTTTCATTTTAGTTTTAGTGGAGGCGAACCTACAGCGTATAAGTACTTTGGGGAGATCATAGATCATTACTGTAGTGATACAGCACCCGACTACCAAAGTATCCACATGACGACCAATCTTAGCCCGGGAAGCAAATGGTGGAACAAATGGTTAGAAAGTACTAAAACTTTGCACCGCAGAAGTATAACAGCAAGTTACCATGCAGAATTTGCAAATGAACAGGAGTTTGGAGATAAATGTCTCCAATTAATAGACAATGAAACATTCGTTACAATTAATCAAGTTATGGTTCCGGAACAGTTTGACGAACTTTATCAACGTCTTGAACGATTTGCCGCCAGAGGTATTAATGTTACTCTCAAGCCAATGTCCGATCCAACCGCCAGTTACGTGGTACACGGATATACAGAAGACCAAATCGCAAAAATGCGACAAGGATTTCCACAAAAGTGGAACGGCGAGCAAATAGCACAAATTGCACTATATGATAGTAAAGGTACAAAATACGAATTAGATCAAGCAGAACGTTTCAATGCATTTGGATTCAATAAGTTTCATGGATGGGAATGTAATGCAGGATATCAAGGATGCGTTATTCGAGAGAATGAAGTTAAACGGAGCTATAGTTGCCATGATGCTCCTTTAGGCACGTTAGACGGAGGATTTGAGCTGTTTAAAGCACCACAAGAGTGTATAACCTATAGTTGTGTAAGCAGTGCAGATAGTAAGATACCAAAGAGAAAAGTATGAAAGTTGATATACAAGATGTACTATTCTGGATGGACGCAATTCGTAACAGCGATAACAAATATCGCACACTTGAAAGTTTTTGGAAAGGCCAAATAAACAGCAAAGTTTGGTTAGCAAAAGAATTGTACAGTATAATACCTAAGACAAAACTAAATGATATAGTTATATACGGTGGTTGGAACGGAGTGCTGGCAAGTATATTGTTTAACAGTCGCTTACCGTTAAACAGCATTACAAGCGTGGACATAGATCCTGTGTGCAAAGATATTGCTTGTACAGTAAACAGACGATATGAAATAGAAAGAAAGTTTAATGCTGTAACAGCAGATATGTGCAAGTATACCCAACCTGCTGATGTTGTTATTAACACAAGTTGCGAACACATTACTCAAGAACAATATGAACAATGGTTATCTAATCAACCAGACGATGCATTATTTGTAGTGCAGAGTAATAACTATTTTGAATTAGAAGAGCATGTACGATGTGCAACAGACTTAAATAACTTTATGCATATGAGTAAAATTAAGCCGCTATGGAGAGGTATATATGATACTCCTAAGTACACACGTTACATGATAATAGGTAAAAAGAAATGAAGCCTACCTTAAAATATTCAGAATTAAATATTACAAATGTATGTAACTATAGTTGTACACATTGCCAAAGTTTTAATAATTATAACTTTAAAGGTCATCAGCGTTGGGACGACTATAAAGATGAATACGAACTATTAAGTAAACAAATTGACATTGACGTAATACAAATTATCGGCGGAGAACCTACACTTAATCCTGATTTTTACAAATGGCTCGAAGGTATATCTAATTTATGGCCAAAGTCTCAGTTGCAAATTTCTACTAACGGAACGGCTCTTCGTAAAATAACAGATGATGTTTATAACATTTTAGCAAGGAACAATGGTACACTTTGGATAACATGCCATGATATAAAACTATATGATAGTTTTTTAGAATTTAGTAAAACGTTCCTTGATGTAATTGTATCCGATACCGGCGAAGCACCTGCTCGCAAAGTGTCTAGAATATTTGTTGACAAAAACGGTGTTGAAGTAATACTTGATTGGACGCAAACATTTAGATCTAGTGCTGTAGATTTAATAGACAATAAGTTAACAATGAAGTACGATAGTGATCCAGTTGATGCACATGAAATTTGTGGATTTAAATCTTGTCATCAAATGAATAAAGGCAAATTATACAAATGTCCATTAGTAAGTGTACTACCAGACTTTTTAGATCAATTTAATGTTGCAGTCTCAGATAAAGAACTGGCTCATTCATACAAGCCGATGTCACACAATGATGATGTTGAGAAATTTGTAAACGATTTAGTTAATCATATACCGCAATGTAAGTTTTGTCCTAGTAATTATAACGAAGCTCATGATTTTGTAGGTACAGATAAAAAAATTAAAGTACATTTATTATGATTAGTTTACAAGAAGCTTGGATTTTAGTAGAAGAATTAAATGACCAGGCTAATCAGCAAACTAGTTGGAAAGACATTGAACAAGCCATTTTAAATCAATCTGAGTATTTTAAAAATAGTATTACACAGTTAGACGATGGCAGCCGGCTTGCAATTAAATATTGGTTACAGCAAGATGACGAGTTTTACGATTATTGTAATTGTTTATCTAATAATATGATTGTGGATCTTGTCGGCAAAGACTATGTGTGAACGCTCGCCAGGATGACATCTGTCATCTGCTTCGTCTATTTTTTCAAACAATCCTAATATATCTACAGTATTCCATTCTGGAGATTTGTCTTCGTGGGTTTCTATAACGTAATTGAGACTTTTAATATTTTTATTTTGTAAATATGTATTAACATGATTTAATCTAGTGTAAAAGTCCAACAACATATCATTTCTATTACTATAATTCATATAGAACGGTTTATCTCGGTCATTCCAGGGGTTAATTCTTTGTGTTGTGTTAGACTTAATAATACAAAATCTACTATAATATGTCCAAGTAACTAAGGCAATATCACCTTCCTTAAAATCAAAATTTAAAATATCATTCCAAATTTCTTTATTACTATTACCAGATTTTCCTAAATTTATACATTCATAATCTAACTTTTGTGCTAATAATGTAGGAAACGCTAACTTACTATAGTTAGGACCAGGATGTCCGTTATTGTCTAGACAACCAGGTAACCCGTGCCCATACGTATAACTACATCCAAATGCAACTATTCTCATGTTACTTAACTTCTTTCAACCCAAATTCTCTATCCAAATATTTATATTCTACTTTGGTAGGGTTCCATTGTTCTAGTTCTTTAAAAATAATATCTTTGTCTAGTGTACTACATGTATAAACATCGAGTTGTACAAGTGCAGGATCTACAGCGTCCCATACATGTATTGCAATGTGACTAGTTTCTATTACAATTACACCTGTTAATCCTTCGTTGCCTGGCATATCTACATATGCAGTGATAGGTCCTCTACAAACTTTCATTCCAATTTTTTCAACTAATTGTTTTAGCCAATTATGTAACCATACTTCGTCAGTTGGCGGACTCTTAACTTCTGCTCGAATAATTAAATGTTTGTGTTCTAATACTTTCATATAATGGTTCTTTTATTGCCTCGTCTTTTAGTATCTAGTGTGCCGCAGTGAATGCCTCCTTCCCAAAATAACATATGTCTTTGATCAACAGTGTGACAATCAATACCGTGTGTTTTTAAAAATTTAAATAAGTCTGGTAATTCGCGCCCGAATATTATATTGTTTCGATCTACAATTAATACATTAAGATCAAAACAGCAGTCTTGATTGTAACCTGTCCAATTACCTAAATAATTTTCAACCCAGTCTAATTCATATCTGCCGCCCTTTGCAATAAAGTTTGTTTTGTATTCCTTTGTTTTTGGCGAAGGAATAAATTCTTTAGCGTCAATTAATTTTAAATGTCGTAGTGCTTGAGGAACCCAGTTTATACCAGCATGTAAAACTGTTTCGTCGTCGATCATAATAAACCCGTGATCAATATGACCATAGTTTTCGGCGTGTCCGCCTACGTTTTTTATAAATTCAAATTCGGGTAGATTACGTTTAAGCCATTCGTATCCTTTTTTACTGCCGGGACCGTCACTGTCTATGATAATTTTATCACCTACTGGAAACATAGTTGCTGTATGAAATAATACTCTGTCATTTAATTTACTATAGTAAATATTAGTTCCAGGATCTTGTCCTGGCATATACCATATATCGCTCGGTGTAACAGGAACTAACGGTGGCGCCGCTTGACTAATCCAATTATACCCTTGGTCAAACATATCTGAAAATATATTATAGTAACTTAGACCGTCAAAGTATCTATCAGTTAAACTAGTGTATGTTTGCACAATAGTTTTACCTGCTACTTTGTACTGATCTCTAGGAACTGTTGGCCCCATTGGAAACTTTACATCAAACCCTGGCATTGCAATATGTCCATCATAATGATGTACATCTGGTCTTTTAACTGTGACTCCGCCTGCTTTTAAGAAGTCTGCTAATTTGTCAAAGTCTTCTTTTGTTTCATCTAGTATTTGATTAAACTGTGACAAGTTCTCATCTGGAAATAAATGATCTAAGTCACCGCCTGCATACGAGTCTGCAACAATAACTTCTTCTAGTGGGTCGTATTCTGTGTAAACCATTGTAGGTTCTCCTCTAATGCTTCGAAGTATTCGTCATCTGCAGCTATTGGAACAACATAAAAATGTTTCTCTAACCAAGAGTCGTGTTGCTTTCTAATTTTATAATGTAATCCGAATCTATTAAATACTGTGTAACCGGCATCTTCAAATATTTTTGTAGCACGTTCTACTATACTATCATGATTTTCTAATAACTTATCGCGTTCTAAAATTTCTAAATATTTTACAGCAGATGCAACTCCTGGCAAACTAAAACAATATGTGAAACCGTGTTCCCAATTAAAGTTCTTAGGTAATGCATCTCTAATTTTATCATTAAACAGCACCATACTTAGCGGAAAAAATCCTCCAGTAATTGCTTTACCCATTGTTGAAATATCAGGACGTATGTTCATATTTTCCCAACCAAGATAAGTTCCAGATTTGCCACCACCCATAAAGATATCATCAATAATTATTATTACATCGTGTTTTTTTCTTATTTCATCTAAACTTGCCCAAAACTCTGCACTAGGAGGAGTCATGTCGCCGCCGTATGCACATGTTTCGATAACTATTGCTGCTACTGAATCCCAATCAACTTCGCCAAACTTACTAGTATCTCTAGGTATTCGTTTCACTGAAGGATTAGGGTCTAGGGTATAAAATGGATCATCCATAAAATTATCATGTCCGATACTTCCAGTAAGATTTGTACTACCGTGGTAACTATCCAAAAAACCTACAATAGTTTTTTTGTGGTAATTTTCCTTTTGGAACTGGTATGCACATGCAAGTTTAACTGCTCCTTCATTAGCATCAGATCCACTAAGAGCATAAAAAGAATTCATTCCTGAAATTTCACGTACTCTGTCAGCAAGCTGAAAGCTAAGATGATTTAATCTCAAAGTATCAGTTTTAGGCATAAAATGTTCGCCTATTTCTGGTTTGTTATACTTCATAGTGTTGTATACATAATCAATAATTTCTTGGTTATGATATCCTAATACATAACATCCGTATTGTAAAATTGGATCAACAACTTTTCTTCCGTCTCGTACTTCACCAAATTTCCAATATGGCAACGGAAGTTCTAATTCCATATTGTCTGGTTGTACTTCTGGTAATAATCCGGTGTATTTCATTTTAGTCCTCAATGTAATCTTTAAATATTTCCAATCCACGTTGGAAAGTTAATGGTTTTTTATTTTCTAAAAGTGTAAAACATAATGTCCAACGATGTTCAACAGGCGAAGGGTTCCATGTAGAATGTAATTGACTAATGTTAAGTAAACTAGGACGATCAATAACAACTTCGTGTACTAAATCAGCATCATTATGATCTGCAAATAATACATACTCTATATCTATATCAGGTTTAATACCTGCTTTGTAAAATTTTTGATTAGCGTCTGCTTCGTCTAAGTAATGTTTTTTTATTTTAGAGTCGTCTTTAATCTTATACCACTGGGTTGTGCTATCCGGTGACCCCCATGTAAAGTTTAATTTACAGCAATCATTATCACCAGGCATAGAAGATGTGTCTGAATGTAAAGGAACTCTTCCGCCGTTTGGAGGTGTATAAAATCCTTCTAATACATTTGATATAGTTAGACCGACACTTTCTATCCATTCTCTAAAAGGAGGATGAATGTATTTGTCTTCTATTAGTGCCGTATAATTTTTTGAACCTTCGTTAAAAATTTCTGGTTTAGGATATTCAAACGGTACGCTTACATAGCGGTGGTATATATTGTCTGTCATTGGTTCAAAATCTCCTTCAAATATGCTCTATCCCAGTGTGTATAATATGCTGTTTTAGACAGTTTATCTCTGGCAACTTGTAGTTCGCTGCGTTCTTGGCATAGCATTAAATTATACTTATTGTTATTAGTTTGTACACCATTAATATGTGAATAACGATGTTTACTATCGGGTAGGAACACTAGAGTAGGAAATTGTTTGTTATACTTTATTGATAATTGCTCTACTTGTTCAAAGCTATAGCTACTATTCACTATGTAAAGTATTACTTCTACTGTACTAAAATCTGGATTCAATACTTCTTCGTCTGCTAAATCTATTATTTTATATTTTGCTTTTTTAGCAAAAGGACAAACAGGCGAACTGTTTAATTTATCCTGAGGCGTTGAGAGATGATCAATCCACTCAGCTACACTTTTTTCTATATTATTCATGTAATGTAACCTGTAATACTACTCGAGGTGTAGATCCTATATTAGCCGCACCATGAAGCGCAGCACTATTTGCGTATTGAAATATATCGCCTTTTTTGTAGTCAGTTGTAACATAGTCTTCGTACATAAAAATGTGTCCAGGTTGCCAGTCTTGTAATGGTATCCAAAATCTATCTGCATTTTGTTGTTGCACAGCATGAGGATCTACATGCATCGGCATAAAGTTTCCTGGCATCATCTTAGTAATCCACCAGTGTTGCTGTCTACCACATGATGAAATATTAGGAACGTCTATTTGTAAATTGTCTTTAGTAAACATTTGAAAGTATACAGCGTTAGGATCATACCCGGCATTGATTGCGTTTTGCCATTCGCTTTTGCCCTTATTTCCTTCAGGCACACCGCCTTGTTTAGGACGTAATATGCCTTCTTTAGACATTACCTGGTCCACTATAGAGTTAATCCATATATTATTTTTTATATTTCCTATACATTCCATTTAAATATATTTATGTAATTAAACTACCAGTTAACTACATAACTGATAAACTTTTAAATAAGTACAATACATGTTTACATTTAATCAATTACAAAATATTCATTTAGAAATTACAAATCGCTGTCAGGCTAGTTGTCCGATGTGCAGTAGAAACTACCATGGCGGATTAGAAAATCCATTAATTAAAAATCAAGACTGGACAATTGATGATTTCAAACAGATTTTAAACAGTGAAGTACTGCATCAAATAAACGGTTTTTACTTTTGTGGAAACTTCGGCGACCCTATTATTAACAATGATTTAGCAGAAATGTGTAGTTATGCAACTAATGTTAATCCTAATTTAGAGATTAGAATACATACAAACGGCGGAGCAAGAAGTACAGATTGGTGGAAGAAACTTGCAAAAGCATTGCCTAGTAACCATTGTGTTATTTTTGCAATTGACGGATTAGCAGATACACACAGTTTATATCGTATTGGTACTGACTTTAACAATGTATTAAAAAATGCAAAAGCATTTATTCAAGCAGGCGGAACAGCAGAATGGGCGTTTATAAAATTTAAACATAATGAACATCAACAACTTGCTTGTGAAGCACTAGCAACAGAACATGGCTTTGCTAGATTTACATGTAAAGACAGTGCAAGATTTGTTGCTACTGATAAGTTTGAAGTTTTAGATAAAAAAGGTCAGCTCGAATATTACATAGAGCCTCCTACAGGAAGCAACATAACTCTTATAACACAAGATGTAATTGACAATTATAAAGATGTAGTAGACGCTAGTGAAATAGACTGTTTTGTTTTAAAACAGAAAGAAATTTATATAACTGCACAAAGAAACATTATGCCTTGCTGTTTTTTAGCAAGTGCCCCGTATAATTATATACACCCTAATGATTTAGCCAAAGATATTAGACAAAAGATAAAATCACAGCACTCTAGTCTTATTGCAGATTTAGGAAATATTAATGCTCTTGATCGTTCTATAAAAGATGTAATAGATTCTGATGCTTGGCAAACAGTATGGCACAAGTATTGGGGTGCAGAAAAACTAATTACATGTGCAAGAACGTGCGGAGTTAACAAACTTAGTAAACCAAAAGATCAGTTTATAGACAAGGTAGAAATATAATGTCAGATTTAGAAAAGTATCAAGCTGAAATTGCAGAAGTAAGCGGCACAGAAACATTTTGTGTATTACCTTGGATACATATGGCAACTAGACCAAACGGCGATATGCGATTATGCTGTACGTCTAATGCAAGCGGCGCTGGCGATAATCATGAAGTGGGCCTTGTAAAAATGGAAGATGGCAAACCTGCAAACTTTGGTAAACATACTCCTTTAGAAGCATGGAATAACGATTACATGAAAAGTGTACGTACAACTATGCTTAATGGTGAAATTCCTGCAAGCTGTACAGGTTGCTTTAAAGAAGAAAGCCAAGGTATTGTAAGTAAGCGTATCTGGGAAACAGGCACTTGGCACCGAGACGATAATGGTGTAGATATTCCTGAACTTATTCGTCAAACAAAAGAAGACGGCACTGTGCCGGAAAATTTAAAATATTTGGATCTAAGATTAGGACATACTTGCAACATAAAGTGTGTAATGTGTAGCCCACATGATTCAAGTAAGTGGGTTGCAGACCATAAAAAACTTATTCCGGTATTACAAGATCCTGAAGTTAAAAGACAAATGCAATGGGATCGCAAATTGTTTAATAACAAGTGGCATGAGAAAGTTTCATTCTGGAAAGAAATTAATGCACAAATTCCTAATCTAAGACAAGTATACTTTGCTGGAGGCGAGCCTCTAATG